AGGAATCCAATATATTTTAGTGGAGGTTATGGTTTTAATTTAGATCATTTAGTACCTATATCATCGACTGCTAAACTATCTTCTAAGGTTAAACCAGCAGTTTTTCAAGACGCATTAGCATTGCAACTTGAGAAGTTTGGTAGGAAGTTTGGGCATGACCAAGAGTTTAGTTTAATGCCACGACGTACGCATGCAGCAAAACATACAGGCACACCAGAAATAGGTGATCTTTCACCAGATTGGAAGACGAAGTATTTAGATGGAATCATAGACAGCTTACCGGAGAATGCATCAGTAGAGCAAGTAAGTGAAGCTTTATCGCAAATGTATGATACAAGTCTATACCATACAGGTCAAGCATTACAGTCTAAAGATTTCTTTTCAATTAGGGAAGGAGTAATGGAATCATTACCAAGTAATATACGGACAATACTTGGGGAGAATTTTGATATAACTGGTAGAATGTCCTCAGTTGAAGACCCATTAAAGTGGAAGCTGTTTTTAGGACATTTAAGACAGGCACCTGATGATGTAAAGGCGGCAATAAGAGAAATAAGTCAGGTAAAGAAATCAGAACTAGACAACCTTAAAGATTATCAATGAGCATTTCAACCCAAGCGATGACAGCAGCCGGGGAGGGCTTTATGTTCTCCCGTAAGGCTGCACCACCCAGTTCCTTTGGACCTGCGAAGGTGGTGAAATTAGAACCATTCACAGATGAAGAGATAGCGCAGTTAGATGCGCTAATCAAGAAGAACTTAAACGAACTATTTGACCCGATTTAACTATGGCATATACAGTAGGACCAGGGAAGAAGAAGAAGCCGAAGCCACCTAGTAAGGATATACTATCCCACTTTGAAGAAGGTGCGTTAGGAAAAGTACCAATCGTAAAAGATGCTATAAAAGCAGTAAGAGCATATAATAAAAACACTAAAGCAAAAGAAGATATCTATAAAAAGGTTAACAATAGATGAACTATTTGAACCATTATGAATGAAACAGCTCAAGCTTGGATGAGAGCATTCGCCTATGGTGAAGGCACTTATGATCAAAAAACAGGTGGGTTACAGTATAAAAAACGGTTTGGTGGTAAATCGGATGTTGATACCAGTAAACCACATACCGCAAAAGTAATAGGTGGTGGTAACAAGTATGCATCAGCAGCAGCTGGTTTTGGACAGTTCATGCCTGCTACATGGAAAGAGATTCATGGTGGTGTGAACGTACCGATGACACCGGAGAACCAGGAGAAAGCTTTCTACAAGTTAGCACTTAGGCGTGGTGTAGATATAACTAAAGACGCCTTCACAGCTAATAATGTAGCTAAATTAGCACCAGAATGGGCTTCGGCTCCAATGGTTAACGGTAGAAGCTACTATGGACAGCCTGTTAAGTCGTTTAAATCGATGGCAGCAATCTTTAATAAACATAAGCCCTCTTCTTTTACACAGCAGGCTAGTGCTAAATTAACAGAGTTATATCCTGACATTAAACCTGGACCAGCTAAAAATCTACAAATCAAACCAACTGAAAAGAATACATTCGGTTTAGGTAATGTGTTGAAAATACTTGGTAACACTTTCGGTAACCAATCTCAAGTTAGAGATCCTAGTATACCTAAAGATTGGCCATCAGGACCAGCGGGTGGACGACCACCTACTACATGGAAAATACCAGAAGATAGAAAAGATAAAAAATACTTTCCGTATAGACAAGCATGACAGACGTACTAACCGCCCTACAGGACGACTTTAAACTATTTCTACAAGCTTTATGGAGGCAACTTGACTTACCACATCCAACACGAGCACAATATGCAATTGCGGACTACTTACAACATGGTCCGAAACGGCTCCAGATCCAAGCTTTCCGCGGTGTCGGTAAATCCTGGATTACTGGAGCGTTTGTTCTCTGGACTCTTTTCAAAGATCCAGAACGTAAAATAATGATTATATCCGCCTCTAAAGAACGGGCGGATAACATGTCCATTTTCCTACAGAAACTAATCATTGAAACACCATGGCTGAATCACTTGCAACCCAAATCGGACGAATCCAGATGGTCGCGTATAAGCTTCGACGTAAACTGTTCACCTCACCAGGCTCCAAGCGTAAAGTCGGTGGGCATCACTGGTCAGCTCACGGGAAGTCGGGCAGACCTAATGATTCTGGACGACATAGAAGTTCCTGGTAATTCCATGACGGAGATGATGCGTGAAAAACTACTTCAATTATGCACTGAAGCTGAATCCATCCTCACGCCGAAAGATGATAGCCGTATTATGTATCTCGGGACTCCTCAGACTACTTTTACTATTTATCGTAAGTTGGCTGAGCGTAACTACCGTCCATTTGTCTGGCCCTCAAGATACCCAAGAAACGGTAAACTCAGTCAGTACGAAGGACTCCTAGCCCCACAGATCGTTGAGGACATCGACGGTGGGGTAGAGGAGTGGACAGTAACAGACCCAGATAGATTTGACCATGAAGACCTTCTAGAGCGTGAAGCAGCTATGGGACGGTCCAACTATATGCTTCAATTCCAACTAGACACAAGTTTATCAGATGCTGAAAAATTCCCCCTTAAAATGGCTGACTTGGTTGTTACCAGTGTCAACCCTGACACTGCTCCCGATACAGTCGTATGGTGCTCAGACCCTAGTAACGTTATACGAGGCTTACCCACGGTCGGCCTCCCAGGAGATTATTTTTATTCTCCAATGCAGCTCGGAGGCGAATGGACTCCTTACACCGAACGAATCTGCAGCGTTGATCCTTCGGGTAGAGGAACGGACGAAACAGCCGCATGCTACCTTTCTCAAAAAAACGGCTACATCTACTTGCATGAGATGCGTGCTTACAGAGAAGGGTACGTGGACTCTACCCTGTTAGACATCCTTAGAGGATGTAAGAAATATGGAGTTACTAAACTCCTCATTGAGTCTAACTTTGGTGACGGTATTGTTAGTGAGTTGTTCCGTAAACACATACAACAGACTGGTCAACACATGGACATTGAGGAAACTAGAGCAAACGTTCGGAAAGAGGATCGGATTATTGATTCACTTGAACCTGTTCTTAATCAGCACCGTCTTGTTGTTGATCGTGCTGTGGTGGAATGGGACTATAATTCAAATAAAGAAGTTGCTCCAGAACAACGACTAATGTATATGCTTTTCTACCAAATGAGTCGCATGTGCAGAGAGAAAGGAGCAGTTAAACACGACGACCGTCTAGACTGTCTCTCTCAAGGAGTACAGTACTACACAGAAGCACTCGCTATCTCTGCCGATGAAACAGTAAAGATACGTAAGAGAGAAGAGTGGGAAAGTATTCTTCAAGATTTTATAGAGAGTCCACAGAATAGTGCAAATCATATGATGTTAGGAATGAATAGAGAACAAAGAGACCGTGCAAGAGGTCAAGAAGGAGGAAAACCAGTCCCCACCTGGGTTTAGGTGCAATGACTGATGTATACAGGGGAAAGAAGGGTGGACTTTCTTCTGTAGTTGGGGAGTTAATTCTCCCCCTCTTCATTTAACCCCCATTAATTATGCCCCACCACGTAAAATTAGTCCATTGTACTGACGATGGAGACAGTTTAGTAGCCTATATGGCTAGAGTATCTAACCCTAAAGGCCAGTCTAAAGACTCTACTAAGCTAATTAAGTACCTAATGAAACACAAACACTGGTCACCCTTTGAAATGGTGAACATGTGTGTACAAATAGACACTACAAGAAGTATAGCAAGCCAAATCCTAAGACACAGATCGTTTAGCTTTCAAGAATTTAGTCAGAGATATGCTGATGTTACTGAACTAGGAGATATAAGTATTCCTAATCTAAGACGTCAAGACAAGACTAACAGACAGAATAGCTTAGATGACTTAAATCCCTCCCTCGTGGAGATATGGAATAGGATGATAGCAGACCATTTCGACAAGTCTCAAGCACTCTATAGCCTCCTTCTAGAGAACGGAGTAGCTAAAGAATGTGCTAGAGAAGTATTACCACTTAGTTCCCCCACACGCTTATACATGAATGGCAGTATTAGATCTTGGATCCATTACTGTGATCTGCGGTGTGATGAGGCTACACAGTTAGAACATAGAACAATTGCTAACCAATGTAGAGAACTAATAAAGGTACATTTCCCAAACGTATATAATGCATGGATGATAAACTGATAGAAGTAAGACTTATGACACCTTCGGACCACAACTTCACGTATGAACGACCAGACGGAAGTATATACAAGAAAATGGTCCGTAAAGGTAGAGAAGACACAATAGAGGAGATCATTGACTATCAAGGCCCTCTATACGCTAAACATCCAGACCTAGACTTACCACCAGTACCACCACTAGATAAATATGGACAAACCCAATCCTGGGATGAATATAACTCCAGAAGTGAAGACTCAACTTGAACAACTAGTAGAACGAATTAAAGGAGAAGTTAAATACCAATCTTTTAGAGACTCTCAAGGTAGATCAGGTAACCGAATAACTATTACTTACAACATCCAGACTTAGACTTACCTCCAGTACCTCCTCTAGATAGATATGGGCAACCAGCAGAGCAAAGATCTACTGACTAAAACTATAAAAGATAAACTCCAAGAACTAACAGATATGTTAGATGGAGAGATTCGATACACTGAGTGGGTTAATTCACAAGGTGTCTCTCATAAACGTATTATTATACTTTATAACTATGCAGAAACTAATTAATGTACTTGCTCTTTCGTCTTTTCTTGTATCTGCTGCCGTTGTTGGCAGTGGTGTATACCTTTTCACAAATAAAGACACCCTTATAGAGAAGGCTAGAGAACAAATGATGGAATCAATTACTGATGTCCTTCCAGGATCCCTTGGAGGCCTCGCTGGTGGAGCACTAGTACCAAACCCTACACAACTCCTCCCAAGCCCCTCAGAGACGCTTACAGAGACCCCTCAGCTCCCTTTCTCCCCATTCTGATATGTACGCTACTGTTCATTACTTCGTATCTCTGGTCATTATATTGACTAATTGTCTTAGTCCCGTGAACTGGAAATACTGCCTACCTGTTAATGAATGGTTACCTCCGTATATTACTGATTATACTGTCTATATGGAGGAATGGGGAGGTGAAATATAGGTGGAACGTAGATCCTACTGATCCAATTACTATACTTCGACTTATTAGTGAACTTGAAGGTGTCTGGAACTTTCTTGACTGTTTAGATGACGCTGAAGATGAACTTCAGTATATAGCTGGCTTGAAAAAGAAATATTATTCCCTTTACTTTAAAATGATGCGGGAACAGAAGAATATTGCCTAAACTGGTATTTTAACATAAATTTGAGAAGGCATATACGTAAGGAGACGGGCCCAATCTCCCCCGTTGGGGGTCAGTTATTAGCTGAATTGAGCAGTATTTACTGTATTAATTAGCAGTACTGAGTATTATTACGTATTCTTTGCATTGATTTAATGCGATCTGTACGCGCCCGCAGTTAACAACAGCTTAGGTAAGTAACAAGCTGCCAAAGTAATACTAATAGACACACTCATCAGTATGGTACAGCATTGTTATGTATTGTACAGCATTGAGATGATTGAGATAGTGATGAGTTGGTAAGCTAAGTAACATTGTAACAGTATGTGAAGGATGCTTGACCTAGGCCAGTGGGCATGCTATACTACGTGAGTAGTTGAGGGAGCACCCTTTGAATCAATCCATGCTTGAGCGTCAGTCTTTGATCGGTATGCTTAAGTCAATCATTAAGTTCACTGCTAAGCCATTCGGAGCTAAAGCACATGAATCAATGAGGACTACAACAACATGGACACCACGTCCACTGCGTGGTATTCGTTGAAGGTGATGAGGGCTTCGGCCCTCCATTCCTTAGCTAGTTGTTAACACACTCACATATTGCCACTAT